AAAGCTTTAGGATTGGCAAAAGATAATCGTGATGGCGAAAATAAAGAAGAATACCGTTTAATTGAAACAGTTTTAGAGGATGTTTTAGAAATTAATTATAATGCTAAGAATAAATAATTGGTATTGGTAATATACTTATAGTGTAGAAAATAATTAAATGAAAGAAGGCTATCAGATGGAAAGAGAAGTTTTAAAAAAGAAGAAATTCCCACATAAATTAGACCATTATCTACATTTAGTATTGGCTAAATACAATGGAGAATTTGTTACGTGGGAATTTAATTCTGATACAGGTGAATACTTTTATGGACATTATTTTGATGCACTAGCTAAAGCAGAAGTAGATTTTGACAAACGCTATAATGAGTTGGCAAGGTAAATTTACTCCCCTTAACTGGGGAGTAAAAAATCTTTTAAATATCTATTGACAATGCATTGATAATGTGGTATAATTAATTTATAAAGAACAAGGGGAGTGTTGGTGAATGAGTAAATTATACGAAGTATCAAGAGATTTAAGAAGTGATTTTATCAGTGATGTTAAAAATGGTAATGTTAGTGATTTAAATGATTGGTTGGATAGTGTCGTTGATAATGCAGTAATTTACACAAGTGATTGCTATGATATTCTTCAAGAATTGTCAGTATGTGATTTTGATGATTATATTGCTAATTTTGGAGAAGTAACAAATGTCTCAAGTTTAGCATGGTTCTACCTAAGAGAATACATTTATGAACAAGAAGATATGAGTGAATATGAAGAGATTATAAACACTTATGAAGCATATAGTGATTTAGTAGAAACGATTCAAGAAAAACAAGATGAACTTCTTACACTTGATGAAGAAGATGAAGATGAAAGAGAAGAAATGAGTGGTATTAATGAGGATATTCTAGCTTTAAAAGAAGAGTTAGAAACATATCAAGCAGATTTAGAAGATTTTGGGTTTGAGTTTGGAGAGTAATAATGATTACATGGCTTTATAATCGGTTTGGACATATTCAGATTTATCAAGGTGAAGTAGGGTATCGTCACATCATGAATAATGATTGTGACGTACTCTTACAAAGTGAAGATGATGTTAAACAATTCTTTTATGATATTGGATTTGATTATGATGGTGTTCATGTTAATGATTGGGGCTTATCAATTGATTTAGGATATTTTAACTAATTAGGTATATTATCAATAGATTGTGCATACACTAGTTATATAAATCTAAAGGAGAGATGATGATGTCTAAAGTTGTAGATTTTTGCTTTGGAACAACAATGGGTAGTAAAAAAGATGAAGAAGTTATTATTCTTATTAAAAATGGTGTAAATGGATATTTTAATTATTATGAGGGAGATGTAAGAGGTCATAAAGATGATATGCGAAAAGAAGTAGATAGATTAAATGAAGAAATTGGAGTTAGTAAATCAGTTGCAATGGCTATGAAGAATGGCTCAATGTTTGGATGGCATACACCTTCGGCTAATCCTAATAATTATAATGAAGATGGTACTTTTAAAAAAGATGTGATTTGATTATTGACAAATGTAATAAATTATGCTATAATTGAAGAGTAAACAATACTTGTTTAACTGGATTATTTCAAGAGGTGTGAAAACATCTCTTGAAAATTTAATTAAAAAATGTATTGACAATAGACTTAAAATGTGGTATAATAAAAATATAAAGAGCGATAATTAAAAAGGGAGAGATGTTAAATGGCTAGAATCGAATTTAAAATTAAACAAGGTGTTACTTATGATGAATTGTATGATAAATTAAATAAGTTGAATTTAATTAGTGGAGATGAAATTCTAGATGATGATGAAATGCACATTGACATGAGTACAAGTGTTTGGATTGGAGCAATGTCTAAAGAATTACAAGAAAAAATGACGAAAACTTTAGTTGAAGATTGGGAATTTGGTTCGGAAGAAGATATTTATGATGAAGAAGATAATTTAATTGAAGAAGAGGATAGTAGATGGAGAGATTTAGTTGTTCGATTACATGAAATGTTTATGATTGATGAAGAAACAGGAGAAGGTTATTATGTTGATGGACAGTATCAAATTTATGTGATTGGTCAATATAGTGATGATGATTTATGGCTTCAAGAAGATGATAGTTATGAAAGTGATTTATTTAAAGGAATAAAAGAGAAATTATCTACAATTAAAGAAATTGAAATTGTTTAAAAAATCTATTGACAATTCACTTTCTATATGATATAATAAAAATATAGAAAGTGAATTAAATAAAAAGGAGAGATTAAGATGAACAAAGCAAATAGAATTACTACTATGAAAGATATAGAGATTGGTGATATTGTTGAAGTTGCAATTGAAGAAGGTCATGTGATATTCCGTTACAAATTAAAAGTAACTGATATTGAGATTGGTGATGAAAATGAAATCATTGCTTATGGAGAAGGTATTACAAAAGAACATGAAGATTTGGCAGAAGAATTTACACATAGAATTGATTGGTCAAATTTTTACAAGATAGTTGGATAAAACTTACATTTTATAAAGGAAGTGGTAAAATGGAAAATGAATATATTTGTTGGGGTTGTTTGAAAGTTTCTAAAAAAAGTGAATTAAAGAAAGATGACATAAGTGAGTATGTTTGCCCTAAATGTGGAGATGACCACATATCTCAAACTTATAACGCAAGTAATTGTTAATAAACATTGAGAGAACAATGTAATATAAAATACCGATTTTATCAAAAGGGAGAAGTTGATAATAATGAAAAAGATTGAAGAATTGGAACAAAAAATGAATGAAAATTATGATAAAATCAAAGAAAAAGAAATGAAAATTAAAAGACTACAAGATGAAATTGAAATGTTAAAACATAATCGTAAATATTATCAAGAAGAAATTGACAATATTAAAAGGAGAGATGGAGATGGGTATTAATACAAGAGGTTTAATACATTCAGATGTAACAACAGGAGACATTGTAAATGTTTTAATGAATAAATTTAAATTAGACTACATTAGTGTTGAAGGAACTCATGCAGATTACTATAAAATCATTACATTTAAATATAAAGGTGAAGATAGAAGATTGTCAGTGTTTGAAGCTATTGACGATATTGAAAATTATGAACACTTTATTACTAGCAAAGAGATTACAATAATTGATTTTAATTTGTGGGGTAGTGCAATTGAAATAATTGAAAAAATTCTTGAAGGATTTGGTGGATATATCATTGAAAGTGATTGTGATGTATATCAAAGTCCTAATCTTAGATATGTTGGTAAAAAGTTTTAAAAGTCTATTGACAAAACACTAACTCTATGCTATAATAAAAGTATAGAGTTAGTTAATAAAAGGAGATGTTAAAATGGGAGTATTGAGAGAATTAAAACAAGAATTTGATTTTATTTTATCGGATAAATTAATTGAAGCAAGTAGTGGAATTGGTGATGGTGAAGTGTTTCATGCAAAATTAATTCATGGATTTTATGCAATTCTATTTGATGATGGAAGTGACACAGTTACATATACAGTTGATGAAGTAGTTGAATGTCTTGAAGATGGAGATTGGATTATAGTTTAATAAAAGGATTATTTTATTAAAGGAGTGATATGAATGGTTTTATTTGGATTAATAATGTTTCTTGTTATTTTTAGTGCTTTTAATTTCGGTATGGGATTTTTATGTGGAAGGAAATTTTAATTTGATAAAATTTATCTTTTATTAAAGAGGTGATATTATATGACAAAAAGAATTGATATATACTCTATTTTATTGCAAAATGGTTATAGATTACCACAACATTCAATGATTATGGGTAGATGGGAAGCAAGAGCAGATATTTATAAATTTTTAAAAGAAGGTGTAGACCATAATAATTATAAAGATAGTTTTGGCAAAAGTGCTTTAATATCTCAAATGGCTTCATATAGTGATGAACAATGGTTTAAATTGGTTAGAAGATTATGCAAGAATGGACATTTTAATCAATAATTGATAAAAACATATTCTTTTATTAAAGGAGATAGTAGTATGGATAAAGAACAAGTAAAACAAATTGTCAAAGAAATGATTATAGATGAGGAAATTAAATTTTATATCAATATAGACAAAGATTCATTTTATGATGGTTTAGAAGTTAAAATTGAAGTGTTTATAGATGGAGAATGTAAACAAACAAATGAAGATAGTGTGTATATGAGAGTTGATTGATAAAAACATTCTTTTATTAAAGGAGATGATAATATGGTTTGTGAGACATATGAGCAATTTACAGAATTATCAAAAGGCAAAGATGATTTTGATATGACAGTTACAACTAGATTATTATTAGAATTGTTTGACCGTAAAGTTGATTTTGCAATATTGAAAAAAATTGAGGACAATTATCTTATAAAAATTTTTGAATAATCTATTGACAAACAACAAATGATATGGTATAATAAAGTATACTTAAAAAAAGGGAGATGTTAATATGGTTAAAAAATTAAATAAAGATGAAGTTGTTTTTAACATCAACAAATTATTAGAGCAAATTAATGGTATGTATGATTTTATTGATGAAGCAAATGGTTATTTAGATGAGTTAATAACTTATGGCGATAATGTAATTAATGCAACTGATAATGATATTGATGATAAACATTATACAACTACTTATGATAGAATTAATGACTTCTACATGAACTTTCCTACTTATAATTGTCTAGATGATTTCAAAGATTTATTAAATTTATTAAAAGAAGATTTACAGGAAAAAGTAGAGAGAGTAAAATAGTCAAGAGGGAGATTTATTCTCCCTTAAAGAATATTCTAAAAGTATATTGACAAAAGACTTTGGATATGATATAATTAAAGTATAGAAAAGGAGATGTTAAAATGAATGAAGAACAAGTAAATAAATTAATTGATGTGATTGACGAACTTGTATATACTATCGAAGAATTACACAGAGGTCAATTAGCAGATTATGAAATTAACAGATTGAAGGAAACTGTAAAATCATTAAAGTGGTCAATTTAATAAAATATTTGTTTTATCAAATACAAAGGAGATGGTATTGATGAATTTAACAGAAAAAGAAATTAAAATAATGAATATTATAAAAGAAACAATGGATTCTTATGGAGATGGATTTACAGATGTAATGATTGAAGATTTAATAGCAGAAACAGGATATAAAGTAAATACAGTAAAAGGTGTTTTAGGCAGTTTGGATAAGAAAAATTTAATATTCTTTATGGATGTAAATAGAGAATATAATGTTTATGGATTAACTAGAAATGGATTCAAAGCATTAGGTATAGATGTAGATTATTTATGATTTGATAAAACATTTATTTTATGAGGTGATATTATGAATAATAATGAAATGAAAAATTATGCAATAGATTTAAATGAATTATGGAAGAGTGGTCAATTTTTAGAATATGCGAAATTCATTAGTAATTTATATGAAAATTATAGTACAGATATTATAATTGACACTTTGAAATATTTAAAAGATATACAGGAGAGTTAAGCGATTTGATAAAAGTTAATTTTATGAGGTGATTGAATGGATAATAAAGAGCAACTATTAAAATTATTATCAGAAGCACAAGATAAATTATATGACATTGTAATTTATGGTAATACAGATGATTGTCGAGACAAAAATCGTGATTTAAAATGGGAAGCACTTGACCTAATTAAACAAGTGAAGAAATTGATAAAAAGTTAATTTTATAAAAGGAGTTGGTTAAATGTCGCATACTTATCAAGGAAAAAGAGCAAACATATTTTACAACGGTTTATTTGATAGAAGAGATTATATAGAAATTATTGACAAAGAAACAGGTGACGAAGTTAAAATTGATGTGGATGATATATTGAATTTTCTTGAAGAAGAATATTATCCACACAATAAATCTAATAAAGTTGAGTTTAAATATATGGAAATTGGTTTTGATTTCTTGAAAGATAAAGATTATCAAATTTTAGATATTAAGAAATTAAATAGTCTTGGAAAAGAAGGTTGGGAACTTATGTCAATTGTTAATGGTCAATGTATTTTTAAAAATCGAGTTTGATAAAAAGTTACTTTTATAAAGAGGTGATTAAGTGGAGGTAACACTAAATGAAACAAAAATATCATTAATTTGTGATTCAGATTGGTATAATTTATATGGTAATAAATTATTCTTTTTCAAAAGAGAGTTGATAACAATTCAAGATATGATTAATCTTTATGAAAATAAAAATAGATAAAAGTCTCGTTTTATGAAAGGATGATTAAATGTTTTACAGAGAAGCAGATATATTTGATTTTTATAAAGAATATGACCATTTAAAATGGTTGCTAGGCGAAGATGTAATAGAATTAATAGATAATGGAGATAAGCTAAAAGCAGTTAAATTAATAAAAGATAAATTGTTTTACGATTTATCAAGAAGTAAAAAATTAGTCGATAGATATATGATTTATAAAGAAGCTTATGAAGATTTCAAAAATGATAAAACAGTTTATGTTGAATATAAAATTCGATAAAAGGTTGATTTTATAAAAGAGGTGATTAGATGAAAATAGCTTTATTAGGAGCGTTTATATTTGTTATGGCATTTGCATTAGTAATGTATTTTATAATGTTGCATAATCCAATTGCTATATTGTTTATACCATTATTTCTATCAATAATACTAGTACCCATTGGAATGAAAGATATTTGATAAAATCTTACTTTTATTAAAATAATCTATTGACAATACGTATATAATATGTTATACTTATAATATAAAGAATAAGGAGATGATAATATGGGATTAGATATGTATTTAATGGAAGGTAAAAGACAAAATGATGGGAAAATTATGGTTGATTGGAATAGTCAAGAAATTGGATATTGGAGAAAAGCTAATCAGATTCATAATTGGTTTGTCAAAACTCTTGCAAATGGTGTTGATGAGTGTCAACCAATTCAAGTAACAAAAGAAGATGTGGGGATATTACATGATTTATGTTTAAAAGTGTTAAACAATGAAAATCTTGCTTCAAGACTTCTACCTACTCAAAGTGGTTTCTTTTTTGGTGGTACAGAATATGATGAATGGTATTTTGATGATTTAAAACAAACAATTGAAATTACAAAAAGAGTTTTAAGGGAATTTGATTTTGAAAATAATATATTGATTTATGAAGCAAGTTGGTAAAATCTATTGACAAATCACATATCCTATGTTATAATAATAACATAGGATATGATAAACTTATAAAGGAGCGATAATCAAATGGAAAATACAAAATTAATAGCAATTAGTGAATACAATGGTGTTTTTAGAACAGAAGAGGCTATTATTGAAAAAGAAACTTCAAAACAATTTAAATTAAAAAATACATCGAGACGTATCCTTAATAAGTCTGACATTGGAATTCCATTGCCTTATGGATTGATGTTTGCCTATGAATATGATGTTAAACGATTAATTTCAGAAGAACTTGAAAAAAGAGTAAGAAGCGTAAACAAAACGATTGAAAATAAAACAAATGAATTATATAATTTAGAAAAGTCAAGAGAAAGATTTGGTTTAATCTAATGAAAAAAGTCAGTGGGAAAGAAATTGTTTTATGGATATCAATTGGACTTTTATTTGTCGGAATACATGGATTGCTTAAATTTTTAATTTGGCATTGACAATTCACTCCCTATATGGTATAATAAAAATATAGGGAGTTTGGTTTGATTAAACAATCTATTGAGAATGGATAAAATAAGAGTTTTATTAAAGGAGAGAAGAGAATGAATAAATTAAAAGAAGTTATTGAGTATGATATTCCAATTCAAGGAGAAGAAGCAGTAAAAAAACATAATGAAATGTGTGAAAAAATGTTTGGTGTAGACAGATTCAAACCTCTAAAATCAACAGAAGAACATATAGATATTTTATTCGAAAAATTCTATCATGCCATTCAAAAAGTTGGAGATGATGGGGGTTGGTATGTAGGAGATGGAATTAAAGTTAAGATTGAATTGGAATATGATTATGAAGATAAATAAGGAAAATTAATATGTTGAAGCTTTTATATTTTATTACATTTTTAGTTTTCTCATTAAACATGTATATGCTTATTTTACTAATTCAACAAAATTGATAAAATTCTGATTTTATGAGGTGATGATATGGACAGATTAACAAAAGAAGAGGTAAATAAATTAGTTTTAATGATTGAAAATAAAGTAGGAATAAAATATGACTACAATAAAGATGAATTAGCAGAAGCAGTTGTTTTTGCATATCAGATGGGGAAACAGGTAATAAGCGATGAAGTTGTAAAAGATTTAGATAAAATGTTGATGAATAGAAAAAAATATTAATGTAATAAAATAACGGTTTTATCAAAAGGAGCGATTTAATGGAAATTAAAATTGGTGAATATACAATCATTGAAGATTTAAAGAATGGTGTATTTGAATGTTTGAGACATGGGCAAGAGTGGAGAGGTTTAATTGGAGACAATATGGTTTTAGCTTTAGTATCAAAGATTCAAGAGCAACAGGAATTTATTAAAGATATTGCAGAACATAGGATTGAAGATTTTGAAGATTTTCACCCCACAATTGATGTATGGAGTAGAAAAGCTAAGAAATTATTAATTTGATAAAAGAATAGTTTTATGAAAAGAGGGGAATAGATGAAAGGTGTGTCAATTGATTGGAAATTGATAGAAATATCTAAACATTGGGAATTAGAAATTGAAGTTGGAAATGATTGGGGAGAACCACCTTATATTGAAACGAGAAAATATGAAACAAGAGAAGATTTAGATGAAGCTTTAGTTTATCAAAGTTATTATGATATTGTATTGAGCATTAAAGAAGTAGTTGAATATGATAGAATTTGGAATTGGGAAAAAGAAGAGGAAAATTAAATTTTATTAAAAAATCTATTGACAAAACATAATTAATATGATATAATAAAAGTATAAACAAAGGGGAGAGATGTTACATGTCAGAATTATTAGATAAATTATTATGGAGTACAAGTGATTCAGAATGGGAAGATATTATTGATGAGTTAAATGAAGATGAAAAACAAGAATTATTTGATAGTGCAGAAATATATTTAAACGATAAAGAACGTGACCTTGAGGAAGTTCAAGATAAATTAGGTGATAGTGATTATGAAGATGAATGGGAAGAATTAGATACAGAAGAAGATGATATTTTATCAGACATTGATTCACTCACATCATTGATTAGAGTGATTGAAGATTTGATGTAGTAGAACAATGTTACGATAATAACAAAATTTTTGTCGAAAAGACCTAGTATACCGTACTATCACTCTAACATATACTATTAAGGGGTGATAGTTTTGCTTGAAAAACAATCTAATACATTAAGACAAGGAAATATTGGTTTGGGTATTGCAATTTCTTATTTTACTATGAGGGGTTGCTATGTTAGTTTACCTTTAAATGATATTCAAGACTATGATTTAATTACTGATTATGGTGATGGTATTCTTAAAAAAGTACAAGTAAAAACGACAAGGTTCAAAGAAAGAGGAAAACATTACAAAGTTGAATTAATGACAACTAAAAAGCCATTTACTCAAAACAGTTCTGATATTGTTTTTATTGTTGATGGTGATGGAGTTCAATATTTAATACCTAGAGATGAAATAAAGGCTAGTAAAGGTATTGTATTGGGTAAAAATTATGAAAAATATATTGTATAATCTATTGACAATACATAAATAATGTGGTATAATTGTATTATAGAGATGAGTAATAGACAACTAATGTTCACTAAAAAGGAGAAATGAAAAAATGCACATTAAAAGAGGAAATGGACAAATAGTTATGATGGAAACGATTAATTGCGTTAATTATTTTGATATGAAACATATAGGTAATGAGCTTAAAGAAATAGGTAAAAATGAGTATATATGCGAAAAATGTAATGCAATTATGACTTTCAAAGAACCTGTTTTAGTTCAAGATGAAAACGGAAGATTAAGAATGAAAGTGGTTGCAGAAGTAAAACAATAGTACGCATTACGATAATAATGTGGATTTGATAAAAACTGAATTTTATCAAAAGGGGGAGATATTGAAATGGAGAATTTAGTTTTAGAGAGAGTTATTAATGGTGGGATTCAAAGAGGATTTAAATTTGAAAACGGTTTTGGTGCAAGTGTAGTTCGACATTCTTTCTCATATGGTGGAGACAGAGGACTTTGGGAATTAGCAGTGGTTAAATTTAGAGATGAAGATTGGGATAGTTCTTCATTAACATATATGACTGATATTACAGATGATGTAATTGGATATTTAACATGGATAGAAGTAGAAATATTATTAGATAAAATTAAAAATTTGGATGAATTTGGTCAAGCAAAGGAGTAGAAATACTCCTTAAAACTTTTTTGATAAATCTATTGACAAATCACTTTTAATATGCTATAATTAATTATAAGCCAAAAGGAGATGATAATATGAATTTTATTAAAGAAGGTGTTCATAGTGGTGTGGCAGAGTTTGATTTTAAAATGTATATGAATAGAAAAATTTCACCAATAGGGAGTGGAAATCAGTTGTTACTAGGATTATTTGACGATTGTATGTATTCAGAAGTAATCCTAGATAAGAAAGTTGGTAAAACATTCCATATGATAGGAGTTATTAGAAATGATTTTGATGAGCAATATAATGTTGATTTGTTAATGAGTGAATTAACAAATAGATATGACATTGAAATTTCTAAAAAAGACTAAGAAAATTTTCTTAGTCTTTACAATTTTTAAAAAAAGGTATTGACAATAGATAAAAAATGTGCTACAATTAAAGTATAAACAAGAGGGAGATGTGGTAAACATGAAAAAAACATTAATCGAATTATTACAAATTCATAGTCCATCTAAAAAAGAAAAAAAAGTCAGAGAACATATCATCAATATCTTTGAGAGCGAAAAGTTAGTTGATAAATATTGGGTAGATGAAACAGGAAACTTACTTGCAGAAAAAACATATGGAGAAGATAATGTATGTGTTTTACTAAGTTCTCATATGGATACAGTAAAAGCAGTTAAAGAAAATTTAGAGATTATTGATGAAGATGGAAAAATGTATGCAAAAGATAGTTGTGCAGGGTTTGATGATAAAGTTGGCTTAACAATTCATTTAACATTGTTAAGGAAATTAAAAGAAGGACAGATTAAATACAAAGGAAAAATACTTGTTGCTTTTTCTGTTGAAGAAGAAATTGGAGTAATTGGTGCAAGTGCAGTTGACAAACAATGGGTTCAACAAGCTAATTTATGTATTATTGCAGATAGAAGAAATGGAACTGATATTGTAACAGGTTGCGGAAATGCCTTTTGTTCGAATGAAGTAGGTCAATTTATTGAAGATTGTTCCGCAATGTTAAATTTAAATTATAAGTGTGTTGAAGGTGGAATTAGTGACGCTTTAGCTTATAGTGAAATGGGTGTAAATAGTGTTAATTTGAGTGTAGGATACAGAAATGAACATACAGAAAATGAACATTTGATTTATGAAGATATGGTAAATACATTGGTATTAATTGCTCAAATGCTTACACTTATTAATGATTTTGCTCATACATTTGGTCAAGTGCCATTAGAAAATAAATGGGTTGAGCAATGGAGTAGAGGATATAATTATTACCCTACAACTTTCCATAACTCAAAATACAATGAATTAGCTTATGATGATATTTATTTTGATGAATATGGTGATATAACAGTTGATGATTTTGGTGATTGTATTTCATTAAAACAAAGTGGACATGAAATTTTAGTTAGCAAAGAAATATTTAAACAAATTTATAAAAATTTAAATTAATAGGTATAAAATTAGTATAAGTGGCATATAATATAATATAGAGTATAGTTAGTTACCATTGACAATAGACAAGTTGACATGCTATACTCTAAATGAGAGGTGAGAAAAAGGAGAAGATTTATATGAGTAATATTCAAAAAGAAAGAGGCATTATTGATTCAAATAAACAAATGTTTATCAAACAATTTGACAATGAATTGACAAAAACATATTACAGTAGATTGTTTGAGTCTGATTTATTTGAATTTGAACAAAAAGTAGGGAAAGATGTATTAGATTTTACAGTCAATGAATTAATGGATTTTATTAAAGAATTAAATACAACATCATATAATGCAGAAGTTAGTGGTCGAATTTTAAGCAGTTATTTCAACTATTGTATTGCAAATCATATTATCAATATTGATAATCCTTTGAATGATATATCACAAAAAGAATTGAGAAAATTAGGAAAACAAACAAGTTTCTTTTCAGAAGAGGATATTGATGATATAATTGGAAGCTTGGTCAATCCACAAGATTCTGTAATTATCAGATTATTATTCGAAGGATTTAATGGAAAAGAATTTAGTGAGATAACATCATTGACTAAACATGATATTGATGTTTTAAATAATGAAATTAAAGGTAAAAAAGTTACTGATAAATTAATGCAGTTAACAGGAGAAGCATTTAAACAAAAAGAGTATTATAAGAAAAATGGTACTGATTTAATTGAAAATGTAGACTTTAAATTAAATATGGTTATGAATGATTATATTATTAGAAATACAATTACTAAAACAGATGTAAATGATAAACAAGTTGATAAGAGTGTTGTTTTTAGAAGAATAAAAATGATTAGCGAAGTTCTAGAAATTGATGGATTTACATCAACATCTATTTATAAGAGTGGTCAATTATGGTATGCAAATAAAATAATGATTGAAAATAATAAAACTAAAATGGATAAAGATGTGTATAACAGAGTAATGAAAAGATTTGGCTTAAATAATTATTATGCAATTAGAGAGTATTTAAATGATAAAAATATAAATGAACTGTATAACAGGAAGGAGATTTAATTATGGGTTGGTCGGCACATCATGGGAAAGAAATGATATTAAATGAGGCAAAGGTAAAAAATGCTTTACAAAATAAAAAATGGACATTTAAAGAATTATATGAAAGAATTAATGTTAAATATGAATTAGATTTAAAATATAGAGGATTTATGAATACAATTAAAAATAAGAATCAATGGAAACTCATATATGCATATGCCATTGCAGATTTATTAGAAGTTCCAGTTGAAGAATTATTTGAAGTAAAAGAGGTTGAGTCCGATGAATTAAATAAAACTACCACAAGTGAGTAGCGATAATCGTTACTCACTTAATTCATCTTTACATAGCAGAAATTGACGAAATAAATTTGTCATAATTGTAATATTGACTATTTACAATTGTCTAAAAACATATTAAAATAGAGTAAGGGAATATAAGCATGAGAGGGGAAATTTTATGAAAAATGTAGCTTCTACTATTAAATTGTCACAACAATTAGAATTATTAATTGATGATGAGAATGATAGGTTGCTAATTTTTGAGAAACTAAAGACAAAACAACCTTATAAGGTAATTGCAGAAATGAGAAAATACAAGTTGGACAAGCAGTATCTTGAAAAGTCCACATTTATGAAAATGTTTTCATCAAATCAATTAATGGCTTTAAAACTACTTACAAGGGAAAATTTGTATAACAGTCACCTACAAGAATTACACGCATTTTTAATCAAGAGTGGATTGACGATTGAAGATTTCTATGACCTACATAGAAAAACGAAAAAGTTATTTTTAAATATTTTAATAACTTTTTAGATTTACTTGACAAATGTAATAAAAAATAATAACATGAGTTATGTTAGCAAGTTTTCACAAGTTGAGCGACAAATTAAATGTCGCTTTAAAACTTTTGATAAATATAATAAATAATTAAAGGAGAGGTCTAACAATGGCAAAAGAACAAGAAATTACATACCTAGAACAAACAGAAGGCGAGTTTAAATTAAGAGGAATTGTAAAGCGTATTGATAGTGACCACGCTTACAAAACAGGAACAATTGCAAAAGGTAAAAGTGAAGGGAAAGAATATCGTTCATTAAAATTTGGAATTCAAACATCTCCTACAAATGAAGTTCCAGTTGAATTATTTGCAATGGAGACAAATGATGTATATGTATGGAATGCCAATAAAAAAGAAGGTGGAAAGCGTGACTTTAGTTTGCGTAACAAACTAAAAGAAGGTGAAACACTGTTAGGACAAGTTGTTCGTGTTGGTTTAACACTTGATTCAGAAGGAAAGTTTAATGCTCATAATTTAACCCCTTTCGATGCAGTTGAAGAAATTTTTGACAATTTAGAAAACGGTGATAGTGTTACGGTGAATGGTGAAATTGAATTTTCTTCATATGAAAAAGAGGGTGGAGAAGTTGTTCAACAAACTAAATATATCATCAAAAACATTTCACGTACTAAAAATCCAGTTGATTTTGAAGCAGAGGATTTTGTTGAAGTAAATGACTTCTCACAAGGAATTGTTGTGATTGATAGTGATTTGGATAAAGAGAAAAAAGAATTGAATTTATTCGTTCGTACAATTGGATATCAAAACCGATTTGCAGACGGTAAATTAATTATTGATGGGAATACAGAAGAAGGTTCACAATTAGCAATGGCATTTAAAAAGCTAAAGTTTGGTACTTTTGTAGAAGTATTCGGTAAAATCGAAAATAAAGTTGAATTAAAAGAAATTCCACAAGAAGAGAAAAAGATTGAAAAATCTAATCCTTTTGCGAGTTTTGAATTTGAAAAACCACAATCATTAAAAGGTTATAAAGGAAAAACATATATTAACCGTTTATTAATTACAGGTGTTGAAGTAAGTTCATTTGTAGATAAAAAATTCACAGAAGATGATTTTATTGTCCAATCTCTTGTAGAAGATAAAACAAAATCAGAAAACAATCCATTTACTAATGGTGATGGAGATATTAAAGAAGATAGCACAGATGGTCTATGGGATTAATAGTATAGTAGAATACTATTATACTATAACAGAACGTAAAAAATATTGCAGATAACTTTGGGTGGTGTTGACACACTACCCAAAATCTTATATAATAAGGAGAGAATAGAATGAGTTTTTTAAATAAGATTGAACCTAATGTACCTAAAGTTGCTCTAGAAAGCTATTTTATGGTACTTCATGCACCTTCAAAATTTGGTAAATCAACATTTGCTTATGAGTTAGCTAAAAAGCATTATAAAGGCGATTTAAGTAAAATGCTTTTAATTGCTACTGAAAGTGGATTTAATGCTTTAAATGGTGTTTATGCAGTTAAAGTAAATGATTTTAAAGATGGTGACGAAGATTTAGATACAAGAGGATTTGTTGAAGTTGTTGATGAATTAATCGAAAACAAAAAAGATGTTCCTTTTAAAATGATTGTAATTGATACTTTATCGGCTCTCGAAGATTTAGCAGAAAAAGAAGTTATTCGTCAACAAAAACGAAAAGGTAAGCAAATTTCAACAATCGGTGAATTAGCTTATGGTATTGGTTATAACCTTGTTGAAGGATTGGTTGATGAACAAATTACACGATTACGTCAAGCAGGATATGGTGTATTAGTAATTGCTCACTCTAAAATGAAAAAAGTAGAATTGCAAGATGGTACATCATATGAATTTGCTACATTAAATGCTTTAGGAAAAGTAATGGATGTTATCACAAGAGAAGCAGATTTTATTATTTATGGGGATATTACTACTACTCATAATGAAGGTGTTGTTTCATCTAAGCGTGAATTAGTTTTCCGTAGTGCAAATGGACATTTATGTGGTACACGATTCAAGCATATGCCTAATCGAATTGATTTTGACATTGATTTATTCCTAGAAACATTTGAAGAAGCAGTTCAAGGGAATTTTGATGAAGAGATTAATATTGATGAAATGCGTGAAGAAGAATTACAGGCTAGAGAAGATAAGGCAGATAAATTTTTAGAACGCAATTCAGTTCCTAAAACAGATGTAATTGCAGAAATTACAGAAGTGATTAGTGCAATGAAGAAAACTCAAAAATTAGAAGCTAAAAAATTAGCAGAATCTACACTTGGTACGATGAATTTTGATGAAGTTACAGATACATCATTACTAGTTAAATTCCTAGAAGCAGTAAAACAAATTTAAATTCAAAATTGATTTACAAATACAATAAATAATGATATAACAGAACTTGAAAAAAATTCCAAGTGTTTTTTAAAAACTGTGATAACAGAAACAAGAAAATATTACAAGTGATTTTGGAGTTGGAGAGAAACCAACTCCAAAAGTCTTATAAAAGAAAGGTGAAGAAGCATGATGAAAAAACTATTGACACCGTTGGTTCTGACAGGACTAGTTGTATCTAATGCTATCTTCATTGACTCTAATTTAGATTTACAAAGAGAAAATCGTAATCTAAGCGTGACATTAGAACAACAGGTCAATGAAAATGATAGTTTGAAAGAAGCCAATGAGGTTTTAAAGAACAAAAATGGTGTTCTTTCAAATGAAAGTATTCGATTGAAAGGTCAAGTCAAGGCTTTAGAAAATGAGAATCGAAAACTTGAAAAAGAACTACTACAACAGAAGGTGTATCTTAGGAGTAAGCAAGTAGAGACTAATAATTGGAAACCATTTCAAATAACCTTTTATACACCACGTTGGCAAGAGGGAAGTGGGAATCCTAATATTCCTGTAAAAACCGCAACAGGATATAGGGTTAGTCCTAGTAATTATACATATAAAGGACTTAGAATTATTGCAACCAATAACAAAATCATTCCTATTGGCAGTTTAGTAGATATTAAGTTTAATGGTGAAATCCATCATTGTATTGTGTTGGATAATGGTGGTGCAATGAAAAAGAATCCATATTTAATTGATTTTCTAGTACCAACTGTAAAACAGGCATTTAAGTATGGTCGTCAACATGGACAAGTTAAAATAATCCGTAAAGGATGGTAATAATGAATATTTACGTTGAAGGATTAGATGGTAGTGGTAAAACAACTACCATTCAAGCATTAAAGAAACGATTAGGTAATTATACAGTAATGAAGGGCAGTAGCTTTGAAATTACATCTCAAGGGAAAAATATCTTTTTACCATATTTCTACACCTTAACTATGAGAAAGAACTTAATATGTGATAGATTCATATTTAGCAATTGGATTTACGCAACTGTATTTTCTGATTATGAAAAATTAGACAAAATTGAATTTGAGTTTCTTCAAAAAGAAATGGCTAAGAATGGATTCATGGTATTTCTTTATTGTTCAGAAGAAGAAACTAAAAAGAGATTGAAAGTTCGTGGAGAAGATTATGTAAAAGAAAATCAATTACAAATCATTTCCGATTTATATCAAAAAGCAATTACCGAATCGGTTTCAGAATTGAATATTATGTCGATTGATACAACAAATAAATCAACAGATGAAATTGTAGATGAAATCATTGCTAATATGGAATTTCTTAAAAAATGGAAATTTATGAATGAAATGGAGTAATTGCACATGAGACATATTGAATTTAATACAGAAGAAATTGAAGAATATGTTTATAACAAATTAGTATTACATGGTTTTGCGGTTACTCAAAAAAATGCAGAAACAATAGCAGAAATCGTATTTGATTATCTTGTGGATAAAGGTGTCGTCACAGAAATTTATGATGAAGATGATGAATTTTGGGAAGATGATGAGGATTAAAATTGTAGCCAACATATATAGTATGTTGGCTCTTTCTTAAATATTAACAATCTATCAAAATATTTTTACAAATCTATTGACAAATTCATATACAAATGATATAATTAATGATAGATAGAGCGATATACAAAAAAATACAAGGGAGAGAAAATGATGAATCAAGAACAATTTTTTGAAGAAAATATCAATCTAGTACACCATACTCTTAAACGCTATTATCCTAGTTTTAGAGAAGAAAAAGTGAGAGAACCACTTATGGATACAAATTCATATGATGATTTATTTCAAATGGGTTGCGTTGGATTATGGAAAGCTATTCAAAAATATGACAGTTCAAAGAGTAGCTTTGGCAATTATGCAATTATAACAATTCGTGGTGAAATTCAACGATATTTAAATAAAACTCATAAAGGATTTAGTGTTTCATCTGATATTATTAAATCAGTACGCTTCATCGAAAAAACTTTAAAAACAGAAGGTGAAAGCGGAATCATTAAATCTGAAATCATGAATAGATTTAAATTGTCAGAAAAGATGTATGAAGATGCCTATGAGTTGGCTCTAGAAGGTATTTTGTTTCTTGATTATCAAATGGAAAATGGGGATAAAATTTCCGATACAATTCCATTTCATGATAATGAATTTGAGATGGCAGATATCCATGAATTCATGAGTCATTTGACAGATGATGAACAAAAAGTTATTAAAATGACCGCAGAAGGATACACATTAAGAGAAATTGGAAAAGAAATCGGTTGTAGTGGAGAAAATATTCGTTTAATGCGATTAAAGATAAATAACAAAGCAAAAGAATCTATGCAAATGGCATAATTTTTATTGCAAATTGTTTCATTATTTATTATACTTGTGAGAGGGTGATATTATGAAAAGTTTTAAATGTCAAGTTTGTGGACACAAAAAAGAAGAAGATTTAATGGAAGTTGTAACAATTGTATCTCCAACTACACAAAAAAAACGTAACTTGCGTTATTGTAAAGATGATTGTTATGATTCTTATTTAAAAGAACGAGAGTTTAAAAGAATCGAAAGAGAAGAGTTGGATTATTTAACAGATGTTATTTTAAAGGTTCATGGTATTGAAGTGATTCCTAAACAATTCTTCCCACATTTACAAGATATTCGCAATGGCTCAATTTTATTCGGAAAAATTAAGCGTAAACAGAAAAAAGGCTATTCATATAAAGTCATAGCAGAGACATACAAACATGTTGAAGAAAGTATTGATTGGGCAAAGAAAACAAAGACATTCAATGATACTATGAGTGAACTAAAATATGGACTAGCTATTGTTTGTAATAATTTAAGTCTTGTACGTGACAAGTTAATAGAACATGAACGACAACAAAAAGTTATTGAAATTCAACAGGAGAATATGGCAAAGCAAAATGATATTACTCCTAAAAAATCTAGCAATAGAAAGCGAACGGACATCACAAAGTTTCTGTAAGGTTGGTGAGTGGTAATGGAAGAAATTGAAAAGATAAAGAATAGTGCTAAGATTTCAGAAGCAATGTTTGTTGGTTATCTTTATAAAGATATGGCAAACTTTGTTGAATATCATGATAAAGTTGAAGAAGATGATTTTTTACATAAGGAATGGCGATTCTTTTTCAATTTAGGTAAATATATCTTAGGACAAAAATATAAAACAATTGATGATATCGCAATTCAAAAAAGTTTAACTGAATTAAGTTGGATTGATAAATTTGATGAATATGGTGGATATCAGACAATCGAACAAGTTAAAGCGTTAGTAGAAGATAGTGAGAGCAATACAGAAGTTTACTATGAAGATATCAAGCGTAATAGTACAATTAAAAAGCTAGTGAATTTATTTGGTGTAGATAAAATATTCAAAAAGAATGGTAACTATGACTATTCGAAAATGAATAAGGATGAAATTGTTGCTTATTGGCAATATCAAGTAAATCAAATTAGTTTGTCAATGGGTGGTAAATATGATGTTCAAAACCTTATTACAAGTGCAGATGAACATATTGAAGAATTGAAGCAAGCGGTTGAGGATATGTTACCTTTTACTCATTCAAAATATATGAATCGTGCAATTGGTGGTGGTACTGCAAGAGGGCATGTTACAATGGTTGGTTCATATGGTAATAATGGTAAATCAACATTCTTAACTGAAAAATTTATCTTTAGTTGTATTGTACATCAAGAGCCATTATTAGCTATTGTAAATGAGGAAAATGCAGGTGCATTTAGAAATAAACTTCTAGCAGTAGTTATTTTCCATGAGTTAAATGAATGGACTTTTGACCGTAGTAAATTCTTAACAGGTGACTTTACAGATGATGAATTAGACATTCTAAGAAAAGCATGGAATAGAATACATGAATTGACCGAAGGGGATAATTCATTAATCAAAATTGCTTTCTTGGAGAGTTATAATTATAAAGATTTAGAGAATCTTGTTAAAACATATCACTTACAAGGATATGATAATTTGCTAGTTGATACTCATAAAGTTGAAGATGGAGTGACTAGTGATAGATGGATAGCTTTTACTGAAATGACAAAAGCTATTTACAAATTAACTAGGAAAGATGCAGGTGGATTAAATCTTAGAACTGTATTATCACTTCAATTAAGTGATGCTTCAATTGGTGCTAGATTCTTAGACTTTAGTACAATTGCAGAAGGTCGTGCCTCTAAGAATGAAGCGAGTGTTTTCATTGCTTTTCGTAATGTATTCCATGATGAATTGGAAGGTGGAAAGAATGAATTGAAGTGTTGGAAGTGGGTATCTAAAACAGAGAAAGAAGAATTTACTCTTAAACAGGGTAAGAACTATATGTTATTCTTCATTCCTAAAAACAGGTTTGGTAGTAATTCAAGTAGTACTGATTGTCCTGTTATTATTATGGAAGCGAATTTCAGATTTGCCTCATTCAAAGAAGTGGGATATTGCATTGTTCCGATGTCTAGTAAATTTTAAAAAGGAGTTGAAAACTAGTGTCAACAGAATTAGCAGATATTAAAGAATATATATATGAAAATGACCTAGTTTTTGACATTCTTGAAAGTCTTGGTTGCGAACATATTAAATTAATCAATGGTCGTTGGGAATGTCAACATGATTATATTTCTGAATGGAATAAAAGAGCAGTACAAGTAAAAAATCAACCAACACTATCATGTGCAATTCGTACAAAAGGATTGAACATGGATATATTTGGTTTGATTGGTTATATTGAGTTTAAATTAGATAATGAGAATGAATGGCAATCCAATCTACACAAATCAAAAGATTGGATTTTTTCAACTCTTAATATCGGACACCTATTCAAAGGAAAAACATTTGAAAAAAAACAAAAGACAAATCCTTTAGATTTTTTAGATGAAATTAAAAAACGGAAAACAGGTATTGTTGATTTAAATGAAGTTACTCCTAATGAATGGTTAGATGATAGTGTTTTAAATGATTATATTCAAGTTCCGAATGAGGTATTTGAAAATGATTATATTCCATGTTGGGTACAAGATTACTTTGAAATTGGCATTGATTTATGGAGTAAACGTTATACTATACCTATTCGCTCTCATACAAATGGTAGAATAGTAAGTATAAAAGGAAGAGATATGACAGATGAAAGTGATTATAAATACTTATATCTGTATAATTTCAACAAAAGTATCGAATTATATGGGTTATTGCAAAATAAAGATGAAATATTGGAACGAAATCAAATCATTATTTATGAAGCGGAAAAGAGTGTACTTCAATCATTTGGATATGAGTATGGAAATGGAGTTGCTATGAGTGGAAGTAGTCTCTCACCTGTTCAAGCACAAATCATTAAAAATCTTTCACTAGATTTAGAAATTGTGATTAGTATGGACAGTGAAAAGACGGTGGAAGATTATTTACCAATTATAAAACTATTCTCTAACAGAAATGTTAGTTGCACATATAATTATGACAATTTACTAGATGAAAGAGAGTCAATTTGTGACAGAGGAAAAGAAATTTTTGAAAAAATATTGGAAAATCGTGTAAAAATTGATACTTCTAAGGTTGACAAATATAATAAATAATGATATAATTAGTAGTGTAATAGAGAATACATAAAAATAGATTGGGAGAGTGCTAAAATGGATTTAAAATATGGTGTCGGTGATAAAGTAGTTCTAAGAGATGATTTAGTTGTTCGTGAAATGTATGGGAACATTCATTTTCTTGATTCAATGGGAAAAGCAGTTGGGAAACCACTAACAGTTAAAAAAATTGTAAGTGATGAGTGTGGCAAATATTATCGTTTTGAAGAATGTTCTTATGGGTTTAGTTATTCAGAAGAAATGGTTAAAGGATTATTTGAAGAAAAACAAGAAATGGAGAGTGTAAAAATGAGTAAGTATCAAGTTGGGGATAAAGTAGTAGTTCGTAGTGATTTAGAAAATAAAGATTATGGTGGTCTTTATGCAATGCCTAGTATGGTTGAATTAGCAGGAGAAACTGTTACAATCACAAACTATGATAGTGTTGCCAATGATTATCGTATTTCAGAAGATAGTGGTGATTGGTTTTGGAATAATGAAATGTTTGAAGGTTTAGCAGATGTGAAACCAACAACAATTGTATCAACACAAGAACCGATATCAAAATATCGAGTTGGAGATAAAGTTGTAGTAGCAGATTTAGACCATAGTGGCTCTTATAATGGTTGGGGAGTAGCAAGTACCATGTTAGATTATATTGGTAAAACAGTAACAATCAAACATGTTAGTCTTAATAGTGGTTATTCTACTTATCACCTTGAAGAAGTTGGATTCACTTGGACAGATGAAATGTTTGAAGGTTTAGCACCTCAAAAATTAACACAAGTAACTCCACCATTCAAAATTGGTGATAAAGTAACAGTTCGTGTTGATTTATCGGAAGATGAAGTATATGGTGGTGTTGATGTAACAGAAGAAATGGTTCAATTAGCAGGACAAATTGTTACAATCACAGATTTATTAGGTGGAAATGATTATGAAATAAAAGAAGATGGTTATGAATTTATGTGGTCTACTTCTATGTTTGAAGAAGGGGTTAGTCGAGTTCAAACAACAATTAATGATTATTTAGATGAAGAAATTGAAGAAATTGATGATGAGGATTACGAAGAAGATTATGAAGATTATGATTGGGATGATGAACCAACTCAACCTTCACATTCAGAGATTGAAGAAGTTACTCAATCAATGACAAAAACTACTTCTACTCCATCTGAAACTATTAATTATTGGGGTAAAGGTGCAGGATATGGAATTTACATTAGTCGAGTAATTTACAACAATCCTGTTACGGTAATGTTCTACCGAGATGAAATTGGTGGACGAGAATATAAAGTTGTTGCAAAAGCACAACATGGAGATGTTTATAACAAAGAAAAAGGATTTGAGGTTGCGTTATTGAAAGCAGTAGTTCGTTCTGCTAAACGTAAACTTAAAAAATATTAAAATAGTAGCCACAAATGAGAGTTTGTGGCTCTCTTGTGGGTGATAATATGGATGATATGTTAAAAGATAGAATTGATAAGTTGCAAAAATGTTTAGAAAATGTTCAATCAGAATTTAATAACGAAAATTATTATAATTTACTTGGTGCATTAGATAGATTGAGAGATTGTACAGAATCGGCAATCTATTTATTATTAACAGATGAAGAAAAAATTGATAGAAATAAAATTTTATGAGGTGAGTGAAATGGAACATGTATTATATTTTCTTGCAGGTTACGGTGCTTTCAGTTTTGTAAAGGATGTTGTTCAAATCATCATCCTTTCAGTATCAAGATAATTTGATAAAATGGCAATTTTATCAAATTCAAAAGAGGTGAAAAAATGGAAAAATTCAAGATTTTACTACCATATGTGATTCCTGTGGTATTTTGGCTCTTAATAGCAATTAATTTATCTAAGGATTTCATGGATTTTTTTGGTTGTGTAGCAATGTCATTTTTTGGGATTGTGGTTTGGGAGTTTTTAAATCAAGATTTATCATAAAAATATCACAATTTGATAAAAGCAAAATTTTATCAAATCAGAAAAGGAGAATAAAAAATGATAGTATTATTATATGTTTTATCAATAATTGTTAGTTATTTTTTAACAAGATGGGAATACACATTAGATAAACATTCAGATTTAAATCCTCATGGACTATTTATTTTCTTTATGCTTGTACCAATTTGGAATATTGTATTTCCGTTAACAGGAATTGTATATCATGCAAAAAAAATTAATCATAAGAAATTTTTCATGTTAAAAGATAAAAAGGAGAATAAATAGTGAAAAAAGCAATTAGAGAAATTTTACTTGAAACAAAAATTAACCTTATTGGTTTTTTAGATGTTATTTTCTTTGGTGCGACAGTAAATTCAGTTATGTCATTAGTAGATAATGATTTTTTAAAGATAGGAATATTTGTTGTATATCTTTTCGTATCAAGTATTCCATTCTATATTTTAAACTGGATTGTTGATAAATTAACTAAATAATCTTGACAAATGTAATAAATAATGATATAATAGATAATGTAATCAATAACAATAAAAAGGAGATTGAAACTATGAAAAATGTTTTACCACGCAGAAAGCGTAGAGAGATTGCTAGAGAAAATAAAGGTGAGTTTTTCCCAATTTACAATGGTAAAGACCCTATATCTTATGAAGAGTATTATGGTAAAGGTTACGAAAGATTTAATAATAAATTCGTAACAATTAAAGAAGTAGAAGAAGTAGAGAAAGCACAATAAGGAGAGATTAATATGTCTAAAAAGAACTTACAGTTGTCAAAACTAGAAAAATATGATGGAAAGTTCCACGAACCAAAAGTGGTTACAAATCGTAAGTATTATGCGATTGTAGAAGTTACAAGTAGTAAAGAATCAAAACAATATGTAGTAGATGTTGATGGAAAATTCCCATTACAAGCACGAAATCAAGCAAATGATGAAGCTAAATTAATGGGTGGACAAGTTATCGGTTTATATGCTTATAACAACTAAGGGAGAAAATTTCTCCCTTTTAGTCTCTAAAAGGATGTGAAGAAATGTGGGTAAAGAAAAAATTTAAAAAAAGACCTAATGATAAAGATGACTTTATTAAACAATTAGGCGATATTAGAGGAATCGAAAATATTGACCGTTTCTTAAATCCAACGGATGATGATTTACATAGTCCTTATTTATTAAAGAATATTGAAATTGCATGTAACAGAATTACAGAGACAATTGATACAGGACAAAAAATTACAATCTCTTATGATTCTGATATGGATGGTGTGTCGGCAGGAACAATCATGTATAAATATTTAATAAATCTTACAAGAAATGTTCATATTGCATATCATCAAAGGTCGGATGGTCATGGTGTAGGTAATCAATTTGAAATGATTGATGATGATACTAGTCTCTTGATTATTGTAGATAGTTCTACAAATGATGTTGAAGCATGTAAAGAGTTGACAAAAAAAGGAATTGACATTGTAATTCTTGACCATCATGATGTTGAAAAAGAAAATCCTTATGCAATTATTGTAAATCCTCAACAATCGGATTGTAGATATCCTAATAAAAATATTTGTGGTGCAGGAGTTACATACAAAGCACTACAAGTATTAGATGATTTAAATAATAGTGATTACGCAGACGATAATATTTGTCTAGTTGGAATTGGTACTGTTGCAGATGTGATGGATTTAAGTGTATTGGAAAATCGTAGATTAGTAATGAAAGCAGTTCAAAACTTTAATAATATTGGATTAATTGCTTTACTAAAGAAATTGAAAGTTAACAAAGCGACCCCTACATCATTTGGATTCAGTATTGCACCACAATTAAATGGTGTCATGAGAATGAACAATATTGAATTAGCTATTAATCTTCTATTAGCAGAAGATGAGGATGAAATTAAATCTTTAATCAAAGCAATCGTAACATTAAATGAAGAAAAGAAACGAAAAGAACAAGAATTAATCAATATGTATAAATCTAGTATTATTGATGATTGTAAATTTGTTTTTGCAATTGGAGAGGAATCTTCAAAATCATTTAATGGTAGTGTTGCTCAAAACTTATTATCAGAATATAATAAACCTTCTCTAGTTTTAAGAAGTTTTGATGGTAAATTAAGTGGTAGTTTTAGAGGTGAAATTAAATCATTCTTAGAGAATAGTGGTCTAGTTATTTCAGTTGCAGGTCATCAAGGTGCAGGTGGAGTCGAATTATTAGAAGAGAATTTAGAAGAATTAAAGACTTATATCAATAAAAACTTTGTTGGCACAATGGATAAAAAGACTTTCTATGATATTGAAGTTAATGCAAAAGATGTGACTATGGAGTTAGCACAAGCAATTGAAAAATTTAATTATATCACAGGAAATGGTCATCAACCATTAAAATTAAGAATTGATGGATTAATTGTAACAGATGAAAGAAACAAAATGGGTAAAGACCCTTCTGTTTATCATTATAAAATTCCAACAGATAAAGTTGATTTAGTTAAATTTAAAACAACAGAAGATTTTGCAGAAGAAGTTGATTTATTTGACAAAATTGATGTAATCGGTCAATTGAATATAAATTCTTGGTATAATTCTGGTAAAAAACAAATGATTACAACATTACAAGTATTCTTAGATGAATATAAAATTATGTAAGAGGTGATATCGTGATTAAAATTATTGCAAGTTTAATTATTGGATTTATCTTGGAATTATTATCATTTAGAGATGATATTATTGCTCTAACACATATTGATAATGCTTACTATTATGGGTTATTTGCTCTAATAGGATTAGTTATGTGGGTTGTTAGCAATATGAGAGGTAAATAATGGTTACAAAGATAATTATTCAATTGTTTATTATTGCTTTAGTAGTTGGTGCAATAGCTTATTTTGTAGGCTACAAATTTTTCTCTAAAGTTGGAGAGAAAATTAAAAATAGAGTAGAAAAAATAAAAAACGAAGAGTAAAAGGGAGAATGATTAATGAGTAAATTTAAAATTGGTTTAATTACATTTGGAGTAGCATTTGTTTTAGGTAGTATTTATGTAATTGGTGGATTAACACATGTTGGAATGGGTTCAGTTGGTATTGTTAAACATATGGATGGAAGTATCACACAAATTAGAAATGGTTGGAGTTGGACAGGTTGGGGAACTTCAACTCAAGAATACGAAACTTACACTCAATCACTTAAAAAATCATGGTCAGTTGGTACAGGCGACCAACAGGAGTTACCTGTAAAAACTAACTTAACATGGGAAATTTCAACAAAAGACAAAGATGTTGAAACAGTTTATCTATCAGTTGGTGGTAAAGAGATTGAATATCTTAGAGATAATATTGTGAACACTACTATGCAAAATGTAGCAAATAGAATTACACATAAATATTCATGGAATGATATCAAAGGTGCAAAACAAGGAAGTATTTCTGATGAAATTGAAGCAGAGTTAAAACATGATTTAGCACTACAAGGTATTATTGTAAAATCATTTGGTTTCTCACATGTTGGAAGTCCTCAAGGTATGCAACAATCACAACAACAATTGGCAAGTTCTGAATTAAATATTAAACAAGCAGAAGCAATGCAACAAAAAGCTAAGATTGATAATGAAACTAAAATTTTAAATGCTCAAGCACAGGCACAAGCGGATTTAATTCAAGCACAAGGTAAGGCTAAAGCAAATGCAGTCCTAAAACAATCATTAACTCCACAAATTGTTGAATTAGAAAAAATCAAAAAATGGAATGGTGTTAATAGTACAACGGTTGTTGGTGGAAATTCTTCAACAATGGTTAATGTGAAATAATGGCTACATTTTTATTTTGGGGTTCGTTGGCTTTGATTAGCTTACTAACTTTAGGAACAATTATTGTCAATGTAAAAATTCCTAAACCAACATATAAAAACTTGGAAGATTTTTCGTTCGAAAAAGAAGATAAATAATTGACAAATGTAATAAATAATAATATAATAGTAGATGTTAGAGTTGTAGACTTTGACATCTATTTTTTTAATAAAGAAAGGGGAAAATCATGACTAGAATCACAAAAAATAGAAAGTCATACATTCAAGAATTAGATTTTGATGTCGATAGATTATCAAGTTTCGTAGATGAAATTGTAGAAGAAACAGGTAAATCATTTGACAAAACAGAAATTGAATCTTTGAAACAAAAATTAATTGAGGAAATTCAAAGTAAGAGTAAATTTGAAGCTAGTAAAATACTAGACTTATTAATTCGTGAAGCTAATGATATGATTTCAGTACGAACACCACAATATGCTTATTTATCTGCTAGAACATTACTAAGAAAATTGTATAAAGAAGCTTCAAAGAATAGAGGATTTGATTATCGTCAAGGTTATGGTGATTATTATACTTTTGTAAAAATGATGACAGAACAAGGGATTTATGATGAAACTATTCTAAAGTCATACACAAAAGAAGAGATTGACGAAGCAGGAAAATTGATTGATATCTCTAAAGACAAACAATATAGTTATGCAGGATTATTTTTATTGAATAAATCTTATTTAGCAAAAGGATATAATGGTGAAACATTAGAATTGCCACAAGAAAGAGCATTATCAACTGCTTTATACTTAATGAGTATTGAAGATAAAGAAGATAGAATGAAACATGTTTCAGAATCTTATTTTGTGTTAAGCAATCAATTTATTGGACTAGCTACACCAACTTTATTAAATTCTTCTAGACCAATGGGTACATTAAGTTCTTGTCATATTTTAACAATGGATGATAGCTTACAATCTATTTCAGATGTTTGGAAAGATGTTTCTACATTTAGTCAAAATGGTGCAGGAATCGGAATAGCTCTACATAATTTAAGAGCAGATGGAAGTTGGATTCGTGGTTATAAAGGGTTAGCAACAGGTGTTATTGGTGCTATGAAAGTTTTAAATTCTATTGCAGAATATGTCAATCAAGGTGGAAAGAGAAAAGCAGGTATTTCAGTTTATTTACCTGTTCATCATGCAGATATTTATGACTTCTTGGATGCTAGATTAAAAACAGGTTCTCAAGAAAGACGTACTCATTCATTGTTTACAGGTGTTTGTATTAGTGATGAATTTATGCGTAGATTAGAAAAACGTACTACATGGACATTGTTTGACCCTTATGAAGTTAAGCAAAAACTAGGTTTTGATTTAAATTATATGTATGACAAACACAAATTAAAAGATTGGGAAACTCCAAATCCAATTGACCATGAATTTACATATCATTATCGACTTGCAGAACAATCAGATTTAGAACTTTCTAGAGTTGTTGAAGCTAAAGAAATTTATGGTAAAATCTACACTTCACGAAAAACAGGTGGTACACCATATATATTCTATACTGATACTGCAAATCGTTTAAATCCAAATAGTCATGAAGGATTTATTCTTTGCTCAAATTTATGTACTGAAATTATGTTGAATACTCACTATGATACAATGTCAAAAGACACATTAGACCCATTAACAGGGATAGTAACCCAACAAAAAATCGGTAAAGATTTAGTAACTTGTAACCTATCTTCAAGAAATCTTTATAATATCTTTACAAGTGGAGTTGATTTACAACGAGTAGTAGATATTCAATTCCGTATGCTAGATAATGTTATTAGTTTAAATAGAACACCTGTATTACAAGCAACTCACACTAATATGTTATATCGTGCAGTTGGTAGTGGTGATATGGGATTAGCTAATTTATTAGCCGAAAATAAATTATATTGGGATAGTGATGAAGCAGGTGTATTTATCAATAAATTATTTGAGAAAATTCACAAAGCAAATATCAAGGCTTCTAATAAATTAGCATTAGAAAAAGGTTCATATCCTTTATTTAAAGGTAGTGATTGGGAAACAGGAGAATACTATGAAAAGCGTGGACTTAATTCAGATGAATGGTTAGAGATTAAAGAAATTTCACAAACAGGTATGAGAAATTGCAATTTAAGTGCGATTGCTCCGACATCTAGTAATGCAGTAATTTCAAACTGTATTCCTAGTGTTGATGCTCCATATGAAGTAATTTATAATGAAGAAAAAGCAGGAATGAAAGTACCTATGATTCCTGTAAACTATAATGCGGAAACAATGTGGTATTTCAAATCTGCATTTGAAATGGATGAAATGTGGTCAATTAAAAACATTGCAATAATTCAAAAACATGTTGACCAAGCAATTAGTCACAATATGCATTTACATAAATCAGTTAAGGCTAGTGAAATGTTGAGATTAGATATGGGTGCATGGGAAATGGGAATGAAAACAGTTTACTACACATATTCAGACACAAATGATATTAATCGTAGTGAAGGTTGTGTAGCATGTGAATCATAAGATAAAGAGCCTTTTGGCTCTTTATTATTTAGAAAGGTGATATAAAATGAGTGAAAATAATATTGCAAGACCTTTTAGAATATTTGATGGAAAAGCGAATAATAAAGCTACAAGAATTTTTGGTGGAGAATCTAGTGGTATTTGTGATTGGGATGATATAAAATATCCTCACATACTAGATTTAAATAAACAAATGTTTGGAGAATTTTGGGTAGAAGATGAAATTCGTTTAGGTGACGATATCAATCAATATCGTAGAGCATTGTCTGATGAAGAACGAAAAGTTTATAATATTATTACAGGATATTTAACAACATTGGATAGTGTTGCTAATAAATTTAATTTTGTATTAGGTTACATATCAACAGATTCATCTATCCAACAAACAATTCAATTAATTGGTGCTTTTGAAGGATTACATGCAAGAAGTTATCAATATCTAACTTCTACAATGCTATCTTTTGAAGAAAAGAAATTAGCATTTGAAACTCCTAAGACTAATGAATTATTAATTAAACGTAACAAACCTGTATTTGAAGAGATTCAAAAAATGGTTGACAATCCAAATGATATGCAAAATATCTTCCGTTCAATTATTGCTAATCTAGTATTAGAAGGATTATATTTTACAGGTGGATTTGTTTATTTTCATGCTTTGGCAAGGTCTAATAGAATGATAGGCAGTAACAATATGATTTCTTTAATTAGATTTGATGAACAATTGCACTCTATTTTTTGGGGAGAAGTTTTAAAAATATTAATGGCAGAAAATGAAGAATTAAATACTCAAGAAAACTTGGATTGGGCAATTGATTTTATTAAAAATAGCGTTGAATTAGAAAAACAATGGTCATCTTCATTATTCCAAAATGTAGATATTCTATCTATTCGAGAATACCATGATTATATTGAGTATTTAGCCAATATAATTTGTAGAAATTCGGGATTAGGCGATATTTATTCTAATAATACAGATTTAAAATCTAAATGGATTTTAACATATGGAAGTAAAAAGACAAATAATAATGCAGATGCAATTCCAACTAGAGCAGATTTCTTCCAAACAAATGTAGTTAACTACTCTCATGAAGGTGGAGAGGGTTTTGACCTATAAGAAAAAAGCCATTTTTTTTCATTCATTAACAGGGAATACAAAGGCAATTGTTAAATTATCGAATACATCAAAATATGATGTATTCGATTTAACTGCATTGAATAAAGAAGAAATTAAATTTAATGATTATGATTTAATATTTTTGGGATTAAGTACATATGGAATTGGAATCCCACATGAATATTTTAAAACCATATATGATGAATTAAATGAAATAAATAATAAAAAAATACTCTTATTTGGTAGTGGAAATACTTTGCACAAATATTATTGTGGTGGATTAGATGTATTAAAAAATCTATTAGAACAAAAAAATGAAATTATTGAGATTTTTAGATTTGAATCATATCCAAATGAAACAACACTAATAAATTTTCAATCACTATTAGATAAGTATAGTAAATAATGAAAGAGGTGATTGAATTGAAAGATATTGTTGGAAAAATATTTTCTACAAATAATGATGGAGAAATCAAAGTATTAGAAAAATCTGATAAAAAATCAAATGGAACATTCCTATACTTAGTTAAATTTTTAAATACAGGTAGTCAAAAATATGCTCTAAAATGCAATATATTAAACGGTAGAGTAAAAGATAATTATGTTAAAAGAGTTTGTGGTATTGGATATCTAGGCGAAGAAGTTCCATATAATGAGATAATACATGATATGTGGTCAAAAATTATTGGAAGATGCTATAACCCTAAAAAATCAGATTATAAATATTATGGTGGAAAAGGTGTTACCGTATGTGAAGAATGGCATTGTTATAATACTTTTTATCATGATTTAAAGAAAGTTGAAGGATATGATGTTAAGTTATTTGAACAAAGAAAAATTTTTTTAGATAAAGATTTTAAACAATCTCACTTGCCACATAATCAAAGAGTTTATAGCTTAGAAACTTGTATATTTTTAACACACAAACAAAACATGCAATATACAGATACATCTAATAAAGAAATAGAATTTTATTCATTAGATAAAAATGGAAATATTGGAAAGCATAGTAGTTTAAAAGGATTTGCAAATGAATTAAATGTAGTTCCATCTGCAATTTGGAATGCTTTAAATGGTTTAAGCAAAACTTGTAAAGGATATCAATTGTCATATGATAAAAACACATTAAAAGGAGAAAATTAAATGAAATTAATCAAAATATACAAAAACCCTTGTGTACCATGCAATCAAGTATCTCAATATTTAGAAATGGTTGGGGTAAAAGCAGATGAAGAATACGAATATACTCAACGACAAGATATGGTTGATAAGTATAATGTAATGTCTGTACCTACTTTAATCCTATTAGATGATAATGGAAATGAAGTTGACCGCACAACAGGTGTAGGAATTTCAAAATTAAGTGCATTAATTGAAAAATATAAAAATTAATGCTTGACAAACACAATAAATAATGTTATAATAAAAAATATAAATCACACATCTAACACTCACACAAACATGAATTTAAAATGTTGCTTCTACAAAATTTTAAATTTCATATACTAGATGGTTGTTGATTAGCCACAACTGTCAACGAGTTGTGGCTTTCTTTTTGCACTTGACAAATGCAATAAATAATGATATAATCATTAATAGATTAATAGTTTAAAAGGAGAGATTGATAATATGCATAAAGGAGTTAAATTGAGAGATAATGTTGGTTACAAAACAATTTGTAAATGTGGACATACTGATGTATGGAATAGTTATTATTCGATAAGAAGTTGTACCAAATGTGGTAATGGAACATTTATTGACATGACAAATAAACAAGTTTCTTATGTTCCAAAATTAGAATGTCTTGAAAAGACAAATACAATGTTTAAATTAAAACGCATTAACACATCTTATCGACTTTCTGATGATGGTAATGTTACATATAAGGAAAATTCAAGTCAAACATTATACTATAATTTAATTACGAAAGAAATTAAGTTGTTTAAAGAAGATGAAGAGGTTGTTCAAGATTTAGGTTATTATATCAACTTATTTTTCAAAGGTATTCAATCACATGAATTCATAAGTGAAATAAGTACAACTCAAAACAAAAGAATGTATGAAGAAGCAAATCGTTTATGGAATGGTGCAAGGGGTTATACATCTGACTCTAAAGGAATTTACAATTTTTTATCAAAACTCAAAAATGAACAAGCATTTCAAATTTTAGCAAATTGTGGATTCTATTCATTATACAATTGCTTTAGAGGTAGTTATGTTGATAAAGAAGCTACAAAACCACATGAAATATTAGGATTACCAAAAGTGGTGTTAAAATATATAAAAGATGTAGAGTTTGGATATTATGACTTGCAAAAAATACAAAAAATCTGTACACATATTAATGGTAATAGTTTGAAGTTATTATTTGAAATTGTCAAAGAGGAATCTCAAATAAGAGATTTAGTCAGTAATGTTGATTATATCTTAGACCTTTATGAGAATTATGGATATAAAGATATCAAGAAATTGGCATTATATGTTTTCAGAGAAACAAAGTTAACACAAGGAATTGAATATCCTAGTACAACATTAACTAATTTACGAGATTATGCAAGAATGTCATCTGAAATGGGAATAGATTATGAAAAATATCCAAAATCATTAAAGAAAGCCCATGATTTAACTATACTAGATTATAGATTAGTAAAAAGTGAGATTGATAAGAAAAATTTTGTGAAAGCAGTTGAAGAAGAAGAATATAGGGAATTAGAGTTTAAAGATAAAGAATATGTGATTATTACACCACAAGAACCAAAAGACTTAATTGATGAAGGTGAAAAATTAAGTCATTGCGTTTCATCTTATGTAAAAGATGTAATTGCTAAAAAATGTAAAATCTTATTTATGAGAGACAAGGAAAATGTGGACAAGCCTTTAGTTACTGTTGAAGTTCGTGGAGAAAATATTCGACAAGTAAGAGGATTTGGTAATAGAAAAGTAGTTGGGCAAGAATTAGAATTTATTAGTAAGTGGGCAAATAAAAAGAATTTAGTTCTTTCAGTTCACTAATATAATAAATAATGAGAGGTATTATATGAAGAAAATATATGATATTAAAGAAATTACAAAACAAGAAGCGTTGGAGATGGTACAAAAATACCATTACTCCAACATTCTACCTCAATTAAATAAGAAGTTTATGGGATTTTATTTAAATGATGAATTAGTAGGAGTTGTTACTTTAGGTTGGGGAACAAGACCTGTGCATACAATTAAAAAATTATTTCCTAGTCTTGACTCAAAAGATTATTATGAAATTGGTCGCATGTGTATGACAGAAGAAATGGAACGTAATAGTGAAAGCCAAATGCTATCACAATTGATTAAATATATCAAGCAAAATATGAGAGAGATTAAAGTTCTTTTTACATGGGCAGATGGAATGTTGGGCAAAGTTGGATATGTGTATCAAGCATCCAACTTTTTATTTGCAGGTCATTCAGATACAGATTGTTATTTTAAAGATGGTGCAAAGCTTCATCCTCGACAAACAAAATCTATTTTTGGAACAGAAGGAGATAAACGTAAATCTATTAGACCAACAAAAGAACAGATGAAAGAATATGGCATTGACCATTATCAAGGTCGTCAGTTTAGATATGTTTATTTTTTATGTGATAAAAGAGAAATTAAGAGGTTAAAAGATGAATGTTTGGTAGAATTAAATATTAATTATCCAAAAGAAAAAGATTTGTATTGGAGAAAAAAGAATGAATTGGGTAAATGGGTTATATCAGAAAGACCATTGTATGATGTTAATGCAAATGATGTAAAATTTAATCAATAAATGTATTGACAAATACAATAAATAATGATATAATTAATATTGTTGAGAGGTGATAATATGATAGAAGTTGAAAAAGATACTTTTAAATATTTTGTATCATATACGAACAAATTAAATGTTTTTATTGATACAATCATGACATTAAAAGGTACAGATTTTATGTTAGAGGGAAATTTAATCGCACAAATCATTGGCAAAAAACATTTTATTAAGAGTCAATGGTATATACAAATGTTGGGGTAATAAAAGGAGATGATAATATGAAATGGGAATTTATACTTGCAGATGGAAGCACTATTCATATAGATGGCTCAAAAGATGCAGATTTTCGGTCATTACAATCAGTGATGAAGCTTTTAGAATTGAAAAGATGGATTGGAATTTCAGAAAGCGAAGGAATTAGGACTTCAACTGTTATAAGAGTTAAACAAATATAATAAATAATAAGGAGATGATAATATGTTATTAGAATTATTAGATGGTGGAATTACAAATATTATTTCGGACACTTGGCATTGGGATGGTTGTGAGACTTGTGATTATGGTAGTAAATATGTAAATGAATTTGAGATTCAATTGACTACTAGAACTATCAGAATTGAAGCAAGTCGAATGTATGACTATATTTTATCAGAAGGTTATATGATGGAGTTATTTTTACCAAATGTCGATAACATTAAGAATATGACAGAAGATACATTTGAACAATGGATTAAAGAACAAATTGATAAATTATTAGAAGAAGAAGATTTTGAAGTAAACATTTGTGGTTTAGTTGCTAGTGTAACCGTTGAGAAATATAATAAATAAGGAGAGATTTAATATGATGATTGAAATTATCCAAGAAAAACGAGTTCCATCTAAACGATTTACTTTTGATATAGCAAAGCATTTATATCAATATAAA